TCTTCGGAACCATTAATCATTACCCAATCACAATTTAATTGGTCACATAATGCTTTCGCAACGGTAGTCTTTCCTATGCCAGGAGGACCTGATAATAATATGTTTGATAATTCACCCTTTTGGATAAAGGATGTAAATAATGTTTTTAATGATGATGGTAATATACAATCATCAATTGTTTTTGGTCTATATTCTTCGACCCATAAAAAATCTATACTCATAATTCACCTAATTCACAATTTGGAAGTTAAACTTATTTAGAAATAGAACTATCTGGTTCTAATGCTATCCAATATTGAATAGGTAATTTCTTATGTTTAAAATGAGAAATAGATTTAGATGATACTGAAACATCATAATCGCCAGCAAACATTTTTAAATTCTCAACTTTAAAATAGAAAGTATAGTCTGCTGTTGCACCTTCACCAACTTTAATTTCAAAATTACTAGCAGTATCATTTTTCTTATCACATACTTTAAGAATAATATCTCCGCCTTGAGTTCCAACTAATGCTAAATCTGGTGTCTTTAATATTCCCGCCATCTTTTTTAGTTGTTCATAATTTGATTCAGTTAGACTAAAAGTAACCTCTGCCTCTGGCATATTCACTTCTTTAGTAGGTGCCACAATAACCGATGGGTCTGAATAAAAATATTTTGCTTTTGATTTTGCTCCTTCGGATGAGATAGTAAGGAATTTATCCTTTAAATTTATTTCAGGTTTTTGAATACTTGTAATAACTCCTAAAAATTCATTTAGGTCATATATACCAAATTCAGAAGGAAATTCTTCCCCTATATCTGCTTTGGCAAATATGTTTCTCATTGTGGAGATTGTAGATAAAACTTTTCCAGGTTTGATTAGAATGTTTGTGTTTATTTCTGAAAAGTTTTTTAAAATGTTTAATGTGTTTTGACTTATTTTCATAATATTAATTTCACCTTTATTATTTAATTTATATATCTATCATTATACAAAATTTATTTGTAAATGTCAAGCTTAAAAAAGGGCGGAATAAATCCGCCCCCTCTCTCATAATTTATTTTATGCTAATTGTTCTAGGTTGTTTTTCCTTTGGAACAATCTTTTCTAAATCAATTAAAAGCATTCCATCTTTTAATTCAGCACCATTTACTTTTACATCATCTGCAATTGTAAATGACCTGCTAAATTGTCTTTTGGAAATGCCTCTATGAAGAACAGACTTGTCCTCTTTGTCCTTACTCTCAACTGATTTAATAGTTAAAGTATTATCCGCATACTTAACCTCAATATCTTTTTTACCGAAACCAGCAAGTGCCATTTCGATTTGATATTCTAAATCATTTATTTTGTTAATGTTGTAAGGTGGGTATGATACGCCTTGTTTCATAGTATATTCCAAATGATTATTGAAATGGTCGAACAAGTTATCAAACCCTACTGAAAATGGACGAAGGTCGTTCCATATAGAAAGGGATCTATTTACCATATTTTTCTCCTTTTATTAAGCAAGTTAATATATCTGATACCTCCCAATGAGCGTATCAGTTTGTCAGATAATCTTTGCCCTCTTTTCCTCAGGTACTTCGAGGAGATTATCTAACATTATTATTTATATAAGAACTATTTTTTAAATTTCAAGCCCCTATAAAAAATAAAGTGAAAGTTTTGCGAATAGTGATTTGGAACTTTCAAATTTGTCAACATTTTATTTTGCCGTGTGGTGTCAATTCCGAAGAATTGGAGGTGTGGCAAAAAAACATTGTCCGCAAATTGGGCAGTTTTTAGGGATAAACTGCCAAACCCAAA